CACTTTAAAGTTTAGTTGTTATTACTCTTTCATTCATTTTCGGGTCAATGCTACTTTCCCTGCTTGAATATTCATCCATATTTTTACTTTTTATAATTAGTAACATTGATAATTTGCAAAATGTTTTAATACATCTGTATATAAATACCGTGTATCTTGTTTGTAAAGGTAACTAATCATTACTTTTTATATAGCAAATGAGCCTTTTGTACATAGGTAACGAAAAAAGGTGGTACAAAAATTTGCAATATTCGCAAAAAAGCGTACCTTTGCACCGCAATTAAGGCTGGTTCCGTAGCTCAGCTGGATAGAGCAACGCCCTTCTAAGGCGTGGGTCTTGCGTTCGAATCGCAACGGAATCACAAGGAAAAATGCTAATAGGTTCATTGACAACTTGTTAGCATTTTCTTTTTATGATAGTTGCACAACATTTGCACAACTTGCGAATAGGGAAAGAAAAAGCCGGGAAATAATTCCGGCTATATTGTTGTTTTAACCCCACCGCTGATTTTAGGAGATGGGTCGTATTCTGCTTTTTGTCTTCGTTTCTCGTCCTCGTCTTTGAGGTACTTGTTCCTTATCTCTTTGATGTCATTCGTCATTCCCCATACCTTGAAGAAGAGGATGATTTGCAATACTCCGAATATTAGGAGTATGATGGTTAGAAAGTCAATCATAATCTTATGTGTCTAATTTGTTATTTTAGCCATTTTGCAACTCCACCATGATGTGAACATGTTCCTCTACGGCTTTTGCTAAAACTATATGTTCCATCTCTACATAAAGCTGTTGCTCCAGGAGGCGCGGAATTATAATAAGTTGGAGATTGTACTCTTTCTCCCTTTGAATTTGTATAATATTTAATAGACGTACTGTTATTGTATGTAGTAGTACATTCTATTTTTTCTTTTGAAAGGTATTTAGTCGAAACATATCCTATGTATCCATTATAGTTTATCGGAATCCATTTACATTCACAGTCTTCATCTATGGTAACTTGAGTGCCTTTAGGTATTTGAGTAATAATAGCAGAGGTCGTATTAGGAGCCTCTCTCAAATTTAGATTTGCCATAACATATCTTATGGTATCTTGCTGAGTGGAAAGTTGGGCATTTAACAAGCAAGGAAATAAGAAAGAAAAAAATAGTATTATTCCTCTTTTCATAATCTTAGATATTTAGTTTGTTATTTTCTCCTAGAAGGAGCTCTTCTTGTATGTGGCTTAACATAAGTTCCATCCTTTCGATAGTATCCTTTAACTTGGACAGTACCACCAGTTGATGTTGGCTTATACTTATATTTTGTTGAATTACTAAGTGCATGATTAGAATGCGAATATTTATATGTAGATGTTTCAGAATCAAAATTCCAATCAGATAAAGAACGAATTTTCTTTTCTGATAGGAATCTTGTTTTATATACATAACCTCTTTTGTTACCGTATTTAGCTCTTCTGTATTTCTTGTATTTTCCTGTTGAAATTAAGTTTTTGCCAACAGGTACTTCTATATATGTCGAGTTAGTATTTGGCGATGCGTATAACTTTACAGGACCTGCGGTTTCACATAAAAAATAATTGGTTGTACAACTACCGAATATTAGTATGAAAAATAGTAGTATTAATAATTTTTTCATGACTTTTATAATTTAGATTGTTCTTGAGATTTCTTATACAGTTTTTGGGCTTTTTCAAGTCTTGTAATATACTCCATTACGTCATATTGAACGAAAGCCCATTTCCCGTCTTCGTATCTAATACTTTCATTGGTTTCAAGTGCTTGCATCACTTGATTGTATAATGATGAATCTTCTTCAATTATTCTTCCGGCTCTACGTTCATTTTCTTTCATAAATACGCTTATGGCTATCTTGATGATTCTGACTTCATTATCATAATCTTTCTTTTTCCGATAGAGAATCATTAGTCTATCATAGGGATGTGTTGCTGGAAGTTGTGGTATGATAGCTTTTTCATATACAGCTATAGCTTCATTTATCATACCTTCCTTTTCTAAATCTATGCCCAATTTAATTAATCTTGAACTTTCATTCTGTATTTCTCGTTGAGATGCTTCTTCAAATTCTTCTTCCTGTTTTTGTTGAAGTCTTTCAAAGCGAGATTTTTCCAAATGGTTTAGTTTATATTCGAGTTCATCTTCATCTTTACATAAAACTTCTCTCGCTTTAATCCCACTTGTTTCTCCTACAATACCAGCACATTCCAGTTGGTCCATAATACGCCCTGCTCTATTATAGCCTATAGCGAATTTACGTTGAATTAATGAAGTGGAACCTTGTTGGTGGATAACAACTAATCGAGCTGCATCTTCAAATAGTGGGTCAAGCCTTGTCATGTCAACCTTTTCTACAGAGGGGTACTCTATTTTTTCTTCATCTTCCTCCGTTATGAATTCCTCTTCTTTTTCTTCTGTGTCTATAATTGCCCTGTTTATAGGCGTTTCTACAACTTTGGCATTATTACCGTTGTCAACCTCATTATTGCTTTGAACTGTTTCCTTCTTTTCAACCGACGATAGATGCAATGCAAATCCTATTATAATAAGAAATATAGATACAGAGAAGTGCACACCGCAAATCGGCAATATGATTGCAAGCGCATAGCATATCGCCGAGAAAAGACATCCTGTGTAATTTTTAATCTCATATCCAGAATCAATATTGCTTGATTGCATTCTACGATTAGATATACCATTACTACTGACTTTTGTTCTTGAGTAAATTCCGGTTCCCGGTATTCCGGTTGTTACATAAGTGCCACGCTTCCCAAAGTTAACTTTTGCTCCACGTGGACCAACTGACCAGCTTGTACCGGATTTGCTAATATTCATGTGCACTCCGGGAAGTATCTTAATTCTTTTTCTGAAATATAGTCCCATAGTATTTAGATTTCATCTACAATAATATATCACTTACAATATGTTGTTTAACTATCCATAAGCTCCTAACCTGAGCAATTTCTATATCGAAGTCATCAAACTCTTTTTCATTTATTGAATGAGCTATCCAGTATTTTCGAGATACTTCTTGGTCTTTATATCTGCGAATAACTTTAATGTGACCGTGATAATCTCCGGTAATTTCATCTTCAACAACTACTCCGAAAATATTCCCAAATGGAATTGCATTTGGATTATTACGAGGAAGAGTGTATTTTTTGAGTGCAACCCAGCATCCGGCAGGAAGCGCAGGCGTCATTGAATTTCCTACAATTTGGGCAACTCCTTCGCAATCTTTACAATCGGGAAGATACCAATAACGGGTAATATCTTCTGTTTTGCTTATCAATTCTGCCTGACCGGCGGCAAACTTGAAAGTTACTTCTGGAAGAAGATGAAATCCTTTCTCCATAGCTTCTTTATACTCCTTTTCGGAAGTTACAGCTATCCCGTTTGAAGCAGGAATATTGATTGTTTCGCTCAAGGCGTTTTCTTCCTTTAGTGGTGTTCCTCTTCCGGTGAGAATGTATTCTGGATTCGCATTCTCATAATACGAACAAAATGGAGCTATTATTTTAGTAGAAACTTCTCCTGTTTCCCCAGTTCTAAGTTTTGACATCATATTTTTTGTGATGCTTGGAATGGTAGTATACACTTTATAGTCATTTAAGCCAAGCTTTTCCATTACCGCATAAAATCTATCTTTAATAGTTTCCATAGTTCTTGATGGTATCATAAAAGATACTTATATTTGTGCTGGAATCAAGTTGCGGATGATACCAACTAAATTGTTTAACTGTTCCCGCAAGGGATTATATAGGCGACTTCACTTCAAACCGCAACTTTGGAGTTGGTCGCTTTACTTATTATTATGGAAAAGAATATTCCCGAAGGTTTTTCTACAGAATTCTTAGACAGCGATGAAGGTAAGGAGTTGTATTCTCAAATACAATCATCAATGACGGATTACCACTTCGTTACTTCACGTTCACTAAAGCGATCCTATTTAATAATTCAAGGAATCCTTCTATTTTGTCGGTGTGTTTCACGCCAGATAAAAGCTTGAGAATGTCATTCTTTCCATTTTTTGTTATAGTTATAGATTTAGGATTTGCTATACATTCAAGTAATCCTTTTACTACCACATTGCAAGTCGTTATATCAGAGAATTGTGATGTATGGAATAAGCATGCAACTCCATGATATAAAAATCTGTATTCTAATCCCAATGGGTCTTTTCCTAATAATAAATAATGATATATCATCCAGTTGGTGTTTTCAGAAACTGCCATGTTTTTTTGTACCATGAATGATGCTCCAGTTGATATTTCATCAATCTTATCTCTTGTGTTTTTTATGTCAATTATCGTATATATATTCCATCCTATCAAAATTGTAACAAGTAATGATAGAACACCAACCAATACGCCTTGATAGTCAAATCCTAACTCTGCCTTGTGAGGGCAAGAAATACATAATGCAATAATGCTTATCGCTATCGCAATTCCACTCAATACTAAAGCCCAATTTTCTTTCTTCATATTATAATAAGGTATAAACCGCTCTAATAGTTAAATAATGTTTGTTACTATCTAAAAAGATACCATTTGTTTTGATGGTGTCTTTTTAGATAGTATATTTGCATCATCAATCAATCACGTAGCAAAGATAAACTAAATGATTGACGATACAAATAGTATAAACATATTAAATCACACGATTATGAGCACGAAGAGTTTTTTACATGAAGTTATGAGCCTTGCATGGCAGTTCGTTCGCAAGAACGGTTTCACGATGTCAGAAGCATTAAAATGCGCTTGGGCTAACATGAAATTGAAATTGCAGATGAAAAGCAAGATTGTGAAATTCTATTTTCAAAAGGTGGACGGTTCTGTGAGAGAAGCCTACGGTACACTAAATGAAAAACTGATGCCTGCCGTCACTGGTACTGACAACAGAAAGAAGAACGACACCGTTCAAACTTACTATGATACTGAACGCCAAGAGTTCAGATGCTTTAAGAAAGCTAACCTTTTAAAAATCGCCTGATATGAGACAGTTTAGAGTATGTGACAGTGTAGAAGCCTACGGGCTTGAGAAGGCTTTGGATAAGGCTTGTATAGACCTTGATAGAGTTGATAAGATGTCTGACACAGAGGCTTGTGCTTTCTGTAATACTGATACCAAAGAAGAGGCCTTAGAGGTTATTCAAGAAGAGATTGATTACATAGAGTTTCAACTTGATAGAATAGCAGTATGATAGAGGCATTGATAGTATTAGGCTGCTTGTATGCAAGTTATAGGCTTTTCAGAAAGCCGGGCGAGAAGTTCTTTTACGATGATTAATCACACGATTATATCACGCACGACAGTCCTATTGACAGCTAAAGACTGGCATCCGATAGCGAGAATCGGGTAGGGTACTATTGATTGGTTCTTTGATAAGTCTGTGAAAGCAATTACGGTGTAATTCATAAGCCGTTTTTGCCAACCAAAGATAACGAACGCACATAAGCAAGTTGGGGCTTGCGAGCTGTGCAATGTTTAACAATTAATAGATGTGTAACCATAGTCTTTGAGGTGTAAGTAATGACGGATTAGGCGGCCGACACGCACATCGACAATATAGCCCTATTGACAGCTAAAGACTGACATCCGATAGCGAGAATCGGGTAGGGTACACAACCGCAGCAAAGGTTAGTGCTACTATCGTACTAAAAGCCACGGGCAAAGCGAAGTGCGCACCGCTTTACCTCATCCTTGTACGGGCGGTAAAATTTAAAATCACACGATTATGGGAAAAAGTATGTATAAATCACGTATGCCATATATAGGTATGCCGGTTAAGTGTAAACATCCCGGATGGGAAAGCAAGATTGGGGCGATTTGCGCCATCAATGGGGATAAAGTAATGGTAGAGTTCGGAAAGCACGATTTTGTAGAATTCTATAGTGATGAACTGGTTGCAATGACGATGTTATGAAGATAATTATGTTCTCTTTTTCGTTGCTTGTACTGCTTTGTATGACAATGATATTATGTAATTCCATAATAAAGGATGGCCCTTTGTACATGACGGGAATCGTGTTGACATCTGCAATGTTTATTTTGTCTGTTATACTTGCAGTGATAACCGGCATGGAGTTACATGAAAAGTGTTAGTATAAACTGTTTTGTCGTGTTTTATTTTGTGTTTGTACTGGGTGTGCCGTCTGTGAAGATAGCGCACCTTTCTTATTGGGGCGTTCGGTGTAATGGTTAACACACCTCATTGGAGGAGACTGGCGGTTCGAGTCCGTCAACGCCCACCAATCATTCTAATATAACATTTATGGAAAAGGTAGAAAGTAAAGAGAAAATGAGAAACATGAAGAGAGGAGCCACGATAGAGCTGCCTATATCTTCACTTGAGACAATCCGCAACAACGTATCACTTCTAAATGCCAAGCATCTTCTTGAGGGTAAAAAATGGGCTTCAAAGTCTTATCCGAAAAAAGGTATTGTCGTTGTAAAAAGGGAGTCATAGTCATCTAACTCACACGATTATGGAACGGGTATTCACAGAACTCACCCCTGAATGCGAGATTACAGCACGGATGTATGCACAAGGGTATGAGAAAAAGGAAATCGCCAATTTCAAATGCCGGGCGGTTAGCACGATTAATAACCAATTGCAAAAGGCTTTTGAAATATTGCATGTACGGAATGGGAGAGAACTTGCAACAATGCTTTATGAACGGATAGCCGGTGTGAGGCTCACGATGGATTTTTCGCCTATAGTCCGTGTGTCCGTCGCATGTTGCTTACTGTGTATATTTTCTTTGTCACTTTACCACGAACAAGGTGATATGAGAAGGTTACGAAGATTTAGAATTGAACATATAGAAAGGGTAAGAGAATGAACATGGAGGATATTTTAAATAGTGGTGCCAATGTTACTTTGACAATAAAGTCCACTGATTTGAAAGAGTTCGCAGAACATCTTGTAAAAAAGACTGTGAGAAGTATTAGAGACTCTTTCATCAGACCGGAAGAGGACTACTTGACCATTAAAGAGGCAAGTCAGATTCTACATACCGATAAGTCAACCTTATGGAGATGGCATAAAATTGGATATTTGTGCAGGTTGGAAATAGGAGGTAAGAGATTGTACCGAAAAAGTGATGTAGATGCTATTCTACAGAAAGAGAATAATTAACCCTTTAAATTTTACGATTATGAGTCTTATCAAAAAATCAAATGAATTAGTAATCCCTACCACAGTGAAAATGATGATTTACGGCCAGGCTGGTATGGGAAAATCAACAGTGGCATTGAGCGCACCGAAACCGTTATTATTGGATTTCGATAATGGCGTTAAGCGTATGAATATGGCGCATTTGGAAAACATAGATACCGTACAGGTCACTTCATGGAGTGATGTTCAACAGGTCTTGCAGGAGGATTTGTCTGCTTATCAGACCATTGTAGTTGATACTATCGGTAAGATGATGGATTTCATCATTACTTATAAATGTGGCAGCCGCCAACCGTCTATCAGGGATTGGAGTGGTATCAATGCGGAGTTTTCATGGATGACACGAACACTTTCGGGGCTTAACAAGCACATCATTTTCGTTGCCCATCGCGACACACGGAAAGAAGGTGATGATACCGTGTTTATCCCTGCCTTGCGTGAAAAGTCCTACAACTCCATCGTTACCGAACTGGATTTGCTCGGCTATCTTGAAATGAAAAGCGAAAGAGGTGTTCAAAGACGCACTATAACTTTTGACCCGACTTCAAGAAATGACGGTAAGAATACATGCAATCTTCCTTCAGTGATGGAAGTTCCTACCATCCTTGACAAGAATGGTAATCCAACCGCAAAGAACGACTTTATCACCGCCAAGATAATCAATTCGTATTTGGGTATGCTTGCTGCCAAGAAGGAAGCGCAGGAAAAGTATGACAAGGTGATAGAAGAAATAAAAGAAAGCATTGAATTTATCACCGATGCCAACTCCGCTAATGAGTTCGCTTCACATATCAATGAGTTTGAACACGTTGGTAGTTCTTTGATGATGGCGAGAAATTTGTTTGCTGCAAAGGTAAAGGCTTTGGGACTGGTATTCAATAAGGAAACTAAAATCTACTCAGATGCAGCCTAACTATCGTATATATGCAACATTGTTGGATTCTTACTTCAATTACCTTAATAGCGATGTCATATATGAGCGTTATTATGGGTGGAGTGAGAATCCACCATATACGGAAGAAGAGTTTCGGCAGAAGCAGTTTCAAGAACTGATAGACCGGATTAACCGCAGGCCATTCGACAGCGAAGCGGCAGACAAGGGAACAGCCTTTAATGAGGTTATTGACTGTATGGTTGAAAATCGGAAATCCGAAACGGTGCAGGTTGAAAAGGTATATAAGGCAATACGCGAAGGAGCTTGTGACGAAACAGGTAAACCTTTGTATTACGATGAGGTTCAGACCAACGAGGTTATAGGTTTGAGAGTTACCTATAATAATCGTGTTTTTACTTTCCCAATCTCACTTTGCCGAGAGTTCGCCGGTTACTTCAAAGGAGCATTGACCCAACAAAGGGTAGAAGCGATTCTTTCAACCGCATACGGCAATGTTTTGGTTTATGGGGTGATTGACGAGCTGATGCCGGCCAGCGTCCACGACATCAAAACAACTGGAAGCTATACCGTAGGGAAGTTCAAAGACCACCATCAACATTTGGTTTATCCTTACGCTTTGATGAAGAACGGTTCGGATGTACGGACATTTGAGTACAACATTGTAGAGTTCAATAAAGGCGGTTTTGTGGTAGATACCTATACAGAAACATACGTTTTCAATCCAGAACGTGATATTCCTATTCTCACTAATCATTGTGAGGAATTTATCCGGTTTTTGGAAGAAAACAGAGAACTTATAACCGATAAAAAGATTTTTGGAGGAGAAAATTAATGGCAAACCAAATAACCGGACGGATAATCGAAATCGGACAAACCGTTCAAATACCATCCAAAAACGGTGGTTCCTCATTTATAAAACGGGAGTTTATTTTAGATGCTACCACTTACGACCCTTATACGGGAGAGCGTAGCGAGTATGAGAACATTATTCCCTTAGAGTTTTCGGGTGACAAGTGTACAGAACTTGACCGCTTTAATCAGGGTGATGTTGTTACTGTATCATTTGTCTTACAAGGGCGTTCTTGGACGAATCAAGACGGAGAATTCAAACGTATGGCGTCTATTCGGTGTTACAAAATAGATGCGCGTGGCGGTGTGTCGCAATCCTCACAAGCTACACTGGCACAGCAACCAATTCAACAACCTACACCGCAACCGACTTATCAGCAACAGCCGCAGAATTTCCCACCTCCGGTTGATGCGAATGGCAATGTAAAGGACGATTTGCCTTTTTAGTGTATGTCCCTTTACGATACTTCAAACCCTTTGCAGAAAGAGCAATTTAAGGCTCGTTCTGCAAAGCTCGCAGAAAGCGGTAAGGTTGTAGAACTCACAGAGAAAAAGCCTAAAAGAAGCCTGCAAAGCAATAAATATTTGCATGTGATTTTAGGTTACTTTGCGTGTGAGACCGGAAACACGTTGGAGTGGGTGAAGCAACAGTATTATAAAAAGCTTGTTAATCCATCCATTTTCATTCGTGAGAGAGACGACAAGTATTTGGGACGGATAAAGATATTGCGCAGCTCTGCTGATTTAGATAGTGCAGAAATGAGTACAAGTATTACCCGTTTTCGTAATTGGGCAAGTGCTGAATGCGGAATATATTTACCTTCTGCTGATGAAGATAGATTGATTCAACTAATGGAAATAGAGATTGGACGAAATAAAGATTATTTATAATGGCAGAAATATGGAAAGATGTTGTCGGATATGAAGGTTTATATCAAGTATCAGACAGGGGTAGAATTAAATCTATATGCAGTTACGTAAGACTACAAAATGGTGAATTAATGAAGAAAAAGCCGCATATCCTTAAACTACAAGATAGATGTGGATATAAATGTGTAAACCTATTCAAAGGCGGACGCTCACATACACTTAACATTCATCGTTTAGTAGCAGAGGCTTTTTTACCCAATCCTCATAGGTATTCAGTTGTAAATCATAAAGATGAAAACAAAAGCAATAACAGCTTGTCTAATTTGGAATGGTGTACTCACGCTTATAATTTGAGTTATGGTACTGCCCAAAGAAGAAGGGCCGTATCTCAAGGTAAAGTAGTTATTCAATTAGATAAGAATGGAGCTTTTATAAAGCGACATTTGACATTAATGGACGCTTGTAGAGATACCGGCATAAATTTTCAAAATATCTCACAATGTTGTAACAACAAAAGAAAAACAGCAGGTGGATATTGTTGGAAATTTGAGGAACAGCAGGAAATACAAAGAAATCAAGAATTTATTTAGTTATGATAGAAACAAGAAAAACAGAAATCAGGTATGTGACATCTGACCCGAAAAAGATGCTCAACATGTACCTTGCAAAACGTGTCCTCAAAACATGGGAGGAATCTTTCATTGATGAAGATACAGGTGAAACAGTAACCATCGAACGGAATGAAATTCTTTTTGACCGTGGCACGCTGATAGACCAAGACACTTTGGCGAAAATTCGTTTCAGTATGGAAGCTGACGGCATTAAGGAAGTGGAAGTCAGCAACCAGAACCGCTTGGCATTCGAGAACGAGAACAAATTCTTATATCCCTATCTTGCACAGGCACAAATAGGGGACAAGAAACATAAGTTCCTGCTGTATGCCACCGGATTGGAAAATTCTTGTAGTATCTTGAAAGATTACATCGAACTAAACTATATGTTCGGATTCACCTTGACAATGGTCAAGGAGTTCGATTCTTGCGTGATTCTTACTGACAATTTGAAAGAACGCAAGGTAGATGATGCCACCCTCGAAGAATTAAAAGATACATTCCTTTTAAACGATTCTGTAACGGAAGAAGATGAAGAAGAGGGAGATTCCAAGCCCAATGAAAAGAAATTCTATCAGATTGAGACGAAAATCACATTCACGGATGGGGAGAATGAAGACGAGAGAGTTCAGACTTTTGTCGTGAACACCTTCAACGTTGACAGAGCAATGATGCTTATTACCCACTATCTCAAAAACAAAGAGGAAGAATGTGAGAAACAAGCCAAAGAAAAGGGACATGAGTTCAGAAAGAGGGAAATCCATACAGCCATTGAATCTGCTAAACCTATCCCGGTCGGGCGTTTTATTCCGAAAGAGTTTTCAATGGCTTATATGGAATAACTTTGTTAACCTGCCTGCTCGGTCTGTGAAGATATGGCAGGCGAACATGGAGAAGTGACGGAATTGGTAGACGTTAATCAAGATGTGAGGTGCAAAATTCCAGGATAACCGTTAATAACCAAGCCGGCAACCTGCGAGACATCTTAGGTAGAATGATTTAAAATCATATAACCGCAAAAACACCACTCGTCCCGGTTCGAGCCCGGGCTCTCCACATAAATGTGAGCCACACATAAATGGCAAGGGTTAGTAAATAATGGTTGTGCCCCGGAGAATACGCTTCGGGGCTTTTAATGGAAAATTATGGATGAATTATTAACTGGTAAGATTTGCCCTTATTGCGGTAGGTCTACTGAATACGTGGATAGTTCTGTAATCTACGGACGCTCCTACGGTATGATTTACCTCTGCCGAGATTGTAGGGCTTATGTCGGAGTACACAAGGGTACAGACCAGGCGTTAGGGCGTTTGGCAAACGCGGAACTAAGGGAAGCCAAGAAAGAAGCCCACTTCTACTTCGACCAGGTAGCTAAGACCAATCTTATCAATAAAATTTGGAAGAAACATATCCCCAACACTTCAAACAGAAACAAAGCCTACCTGTGGCTATCCAATCAACTGGGCATACCACGTGAGCTTTGCCATATCGGAATGTTTGATGTGGAGGATTGTAAACAAGTTGTTGAACTGTGTAAACCAATAATAGAAAACTATGGAAAATAAAGCAGTAGCATTTATAAAATCAAACGAATGGTTTAAGTCCACTATGGTAGAGCATGGAACGCATAACGGATATGTGGCTGTTCCCTCTGCGAACAAATATCATGGAATGTCTTATTTTGATATTGATGATATAAGTGTACATGGAGGTATCACATTTTCAGAACCGGCAATAAGCGGTGAAGAATCTATCGGAAGCAAAAGGAAAATTAATTCCAAGTATGTCGGAAAAAGAAATCCCATATTGGATGATGTGGAATTCATTACCGATAATACGGAAATAGGTGATGACTGGTGGATATTCGGGTTTGACACATTCCATTATGGAGACAATGAATATGACTGGGACAAACAAGCCGTCGTTCAAGAGACAAGGTACTTGATGAAACAATTGGACAAATAGACAATGCCGTACTACATAAAACGAAAGGCTAAGAAGAAAGACAAGCCTTTACCTCTGTTTGATAAAGCAGGGATAACAGTAAAGAAGAAGCCGGATTTGAAAGCTAAGCTCGACAAAGAGTTTTCCCTTTTCATCCGGCTTCGTGATTGTATGCCAAACGGTTCCTTCCGATGTATATCATGTGGACAGATAAAGCCGTTTACACAAGCGGACTGCGGGCACTATTTCAGTCGTACACATTTGGCAACACGGTTTGATGAGAATAATTGCCATGCCGAATGCCGGCACTGCAACAGGTTCAAAGCCGACCATTTGGAAGGCTATCGGGTGAATCTAATTGCTAAAATCGGTCAACAGAAATTTGACTTGCTGAAAGTGAAAGCTGCCGGCACTTCCAAAATGACTGATTTTGAGTACGAACAGCTAATCAAGTATTACAAAACACTTAATAAAAAGTTACGAAAGGAGAAAGGGCTATGAGTTATGTATTACGAGATTACCAACAGAAAGCCTCTGATGCTGCCGTTTCTTTCTTCAATAACAAGGCGAAGAAAACAAATGCTATTATGGTGTTACCTACGGGCAGCGGAAAGTCGCTTATCATAGCGGATATAGCTGCAAGGCTTGACGGTCATACCTTGGTGTTCCAGCCCTCGAAGGAAATACTCGAACAGAATTTCAAGAAACTCTGTTCATACGGTATTCTTGATTGCAGTATCTATTCAGCATCCTTTAACTCAAAGGAGATAAGCCGGATAACATTTGCCACCATCGGCAGTGTAAAGAATCATCCCGAACTGTTTACCCACTTCAAGAACATCATTGTGGATGAATGTCATCTTGTAAACCCCAAAGAGGGAATGTACAAGGATTTTTTTGATGCAGTGAAGTGTAAGGTTCTTGGACTGACAGCAACGCCATACCGTTTAAGCTCCAGTCGTGATTTCGGCTCCATGCTGAAATTTATCACTCGGACAAAACCTCATGTCTTTTCAGAGGTCATTTATCATGTACAGGTATCAACCTTATTAGACATGGGTTACTTGGCGAAGTTGAATTACTATCCAATGAATCCTTCGGGATGGAACGAACTTAACTTGAAAGTAAATACTACTGGTGCCGACTATACGGATAGGTCAGTTCAAAGAGAATATGAACGGATAGACTTCTACGGTTATCTCGTTCATATCGTCCAAAGGCTGATGAATCCCAAAGCCGGAGGAAAACGGAAAGGTATTTTGGTATTTACCCGTTTTCTGAAAGAAGCGGAGCAGCTTACCTGGTCTATACCCGGAGCCGCAATCGTTTCGGGTGACACCCCAAAAGGTGAGCGCGAAAGGATACTTGAAGCGTTCAAGGCTGGTGAAATTCCGGTAGTGGCGAATGTCGGGGTGTTAACCACCGGCTTTGACTATCCGGAACTTGATACGGTCGTTATGGCACGTCCTACAATGTCACTTGCCATGTGGTATCAGATAGTCGGTCGTGCCATCCGTCCGCATCCTTCCAAAGAATGTGGCTGGATTGTGGATTTATGCGGTAATATCAAACGTTTCGGAGAGGTGTCGGACTTACGGTTGTTTGATAGCGGAAATGGGAAATGGGCTGTATTCTCTAACGGAAGGCAATTAACTAACGTGAGATTCTAAGACTATGGACGAAGGATTTTTGAGGCTAAGCCGCAAGTTTTTCTCGAATGAAATGTGGAAAGTAGCCCGTAAGTTTTCGGAATGCGAAGCGTGGCTCGACTTGATTCAGAGCGCACGATTTGAGGCAACCGACAAGGCGTACAGCGAACTTATCGGAGGTCGGGAAATCTCTTATACAAGAGGTCAATATCCAGCATCCGTATCGTTTTTGATGAAGCGTTGGCAATGGTCTGAAAAGAAAGTGCGCTATTTCCTTGCCAAACTTAAAAAAAGAGGTATGATAACGACTTGTAATAAACAAGGTATGACCGTAATTACTTTATGTAACTATGATGAATATAATCCGGTCAAGGGCAGGCAAAGAGACGTAGATAAGGGCATAGACAACAACAAAGAAATCAGCGGATTAAATCATGCTTTGGGCGAACTAAGGGCAGAGTTAAGGGCAACCGCAGAAAAAATGGCTCAAAAAATAGAAGAATTGGGGCAAGCCAAGGGCAATAATAAAAAGAAAGATGAAGAAGATAATAATATTCCCCCCACACCCCCCAAGGGGGGAGGCAAGAAAAATAAGCCTAAAGAGATTAATTCAAAAGCACGTTTGCTATTTGAACAGCATTTTAGGGAAACCTTCGGGGCTGACTACTACTGGACAGCCAAGGATGCCGGGGCTATGTCCCAGCTCTTGAATAAACTCAAATTCCAAAGAGAGCAAAAGAAAATGGACGTTTCCGATGATTCTCTGTTGTATGCCCTTCAATACCTTCTTTCCTCGGTCAAAGAGGGGTGGATATTTGATAATTTCAGCGTAACTAATATCAATTCTAAATTTAATGAAATCGTAGCACAAGCTAAAAATGGAAACAATCGGAAACCTGATACAAAACCAGACGAAAGTTCTGCCGGTATCAAATCAATTGTCTTCGGTAAATAAGGCTAATCAGAAGCAATGGAGCAGGGAGCAGATTGACATGTATTGGCGCAACCAACTCGTAGTTTCCATGAAATCCGTTTCCCCGGCCTTTACAGTTGATGACAGCAACCGCCAACTGCTGAAAGCCCTTTATCAATGGGTTTGGGGGATTCCCGGAATATTAGATGTAAGCAAGGGATTATTATTACACGGCTCTATTGGGGTGGGCAAGTCCACTTTGCTGAAAGGGCTACAGAACTATGCGGCAAAAATCGCCCGCTATTGTATTGGCGGCGCGGATGCTGGATTGACCTTTCAGTTCACCAGTGCTGCCGAGATTGCCTTGCTGTTTGCCGAGAAAGGAATTGTCGGGTTAAACCAATACACAGACAGGTCATGTATGCACAATCTTGCCATTGACGAGGTGGGTCGGGAACCTATGGATGCCAAACACTTTGGTACGGGCATCAATGCCATTCAGACCGTCTTGCAACTGCGCTATGAGCAGAGATATTGTTTCTACACCCACATGACTACCAATCTGGACCCGAACAAGGAGTTTTCCCAACGGTATGGGGATTATATTGCCGACCGGGTGAAAGAGATGTTCAATGTAATTAAAATTGAAGGTGAAAGCCGAAGATAATGGCAAAGAAAAAAGATATACCACCTGCACCCGTCCGTTGCCGCCAATGCTCATACTCCAGAGATTTTGTAGGGAACTCTTGTCTATGCAAGGCCAAGGACCATAGGGTGTGCGCATGTGACCGCTACGGCAGGATATGTGACAAATTCAAGAAGAAATAATTTTATGGACGTAGGACTTGAAAAGAAAATCGAATTATTGGAGTAGCAGCGTGACAACGCACTGCGCCTGCGCTGCCCGTTGGTGGCAAAGAAGTACCAGCGAATGATTGATGAACTTGCAAGAAAAAGCAGAAACAATGAAACCAAAGAAAGATTTGATTAAAGTTGCCGAGGCTGATGGCAGCATAGACAGATTGAACAGCCTTCTTTCAGCCGCACACATACTGAACTGCGAAGCCAACATGCTGGTAGAGGAAGCGGCAGACCTGATGAACGCCAAAGGGTTACTACTCGGAAATTTGAAAAGGATTCATAACAGCTTTGTCAAGAGCGCCGACATGTACTTCCTGGAATTCTCCTCACTCGTAGAGACAGAGAAATCGAAGATGGATATGTTCAGGGACATGGACGACTTCGACGCCAAGTTCCGCGAGTGGGTAAAATTACCGTCTGATTGGAAACCTAAAGAAGTGAAACAATGAAATTATTGAAAGAAATAGCATAATGAAAGAATATATAGAATTTCTGAAAGACAAGATGGCCATCAGTCATCAGACCGGGTTCGAGGTCAATCCGGATGAACTGACACCGTCGTTATATCCCCATGTGAAAGATACTGTTCGTTGGGCGGTGTCCGGTGGTTGCCGTGCGATATTCTCCAGTTTCGGTATGCAGAAAACCGTAACCCAGTTGGAGATACTTCGGGTAGTCCTGAAACACAAAGGCGGCAAAGGGCTGATAGTTTGTCCCAAGCGTGTAGTGGTCGAGTTCCTTACACAAGCGGAACAACATCTGCACATGAAAGTGACTTATGTACGAACTATGGCTGATGTGATGATATGTCAGACTGACATTATGGTTACGAACTACGAGCGTGTGCGCGACGGTGAAGATGGTGTAAGAATAGAACCTTCCTACTTCACCGCAACATCATTGGATGAAGCGAGCGTATTACGTGGTTTCGGTACCAAGACCTATCAGGAGTTCCTTCCCTTGTTTGCGGATGTTCCCTACCGCTTTGTCGCCACCGCCACGCCATCGCCCAACAGATACAAGGAGCTGATACATTATGCCGGTTATCTCGGTGTGATGGATACCGGGCAGGCGCTTACCCGTTTCTTTCAGCGTGACAGCACGAAGGCGAATAACCTTACCCTTTATCCGCACAAGGAGAAGGAGTTCTGGTTGTGGGTAAGTACATGGGCGTTGTTCCTCACCAGACCGTCCGACCTTGGTTACCCCGATACCGGATATGAATTGCCGGAACTGCGTGTACATGAAGAAGTGGTTAGTGTTGATAACTCCACTGCCGGAACCGACCGTGACGGACAAGTGAAGATGTTCCGTGAGGCTGCTCTCGGACTTGCCGACGCAGCGAAAGAACGTCGGGACAACATGCAGGAAAAGATTGCCCGTGTGGTGGAAATCATTAACCGTCCTGAAAACAAAGGCGACCATTTCCTTTTATGGCATGACCTGGAGAATGAACGGAAGGCTTTGTGTGACGCCATATCCGGATGTAAGGCTGTGTACGGTTCGCAGGATGATGGGGAAGCCGACAAAGTGATAGCGGACTTTAAAGACGGCCGTCTGAAGTATTTGGCTGCCAAACCGGAGATGCTTGGTGAGGGTCTGAACTTCCAGTACCATTGCCATAAGGCAATCATGTTCATCGACTACCGTTTCAACGACAAGTTCCAGGCAATAGCCCGTATCTACCGTTTCATGCAGCAGCATCCCGTAGACCTTTACTTGGTGTATGCCGAAAGCGAAGGTGAAATATTCAAATCATTCATGCAGAAGTGGGCGCAACATCGGGAGATGGTAGCCAAGATGACCGATATAGTCCGCGAGAACGGTTTGTTCGGCTTGCAGGCAGAGGAAAAGATGATGCGGTGGATGTTCGCCAGCCGGGAAGAAAAGTCCGGTAAACTTTGGAGGGCCATAAATAACGACAATGTTCTTGAATGCCAGACTATGGAAAGTAATTCGGTGGACTTGATTGTAACCAGCATCCCGTTCTCCAACCACTATGAGTACACTCCGACCTATAACGACTTCGGGCATAATGAGGACAACGGCAAGTTCTTCGAGCAGATGGATTATCTTACACCGGAGCTTATGCGTATTCTTAAACCCGGTAGGTTAGCTTGTATCCATGTGAAAGACCGTGTTTTGTTCGGCAACGCTACTGGTGACGGTATGCCCACCATCGACCCGTTCAGTGAAATGACTGTATTCCACTACATGAAACACGGTTTCCGCTACATGGGGCGTATTACAGTGGATACGGACGTGGTAAGAGAGAATAACCAGACTTACCGTCTTGGCTATACTGAAATGTGTAAGGACGGTTCAAAGATGGGTATCGGATGCCCGGAATATGTCCTTCTTTTCCGCAAGTTGCCTTCTGACACCTCACGTGCATACGCTGATTTGCCGGTAACAAAGAACAAGAGTGAATATTCATTGGCCCGTTGGCAGATAGACGCTCATGCAAGTTGGAAATCATCTGGTAATTCTCTGTTATCATACGAAGATATGAAAGGTGCTGGAATAGATAAGATTCGACATTTGTTCCGAAACTACGAGCGTGAGCATATCTACAACTATGAGGAGCACGTATCATTCGCTGAGGAATTGGAAACATACGGAAAGCTGCCTAAAACGTTCATGGCCGTTGACCCGGTAAGCAAGAAAGATTGGATATGGGATGATGTCACCCGTATGCGCACGCTCAATACCAAGCAGTCGCAGAAGAAACGGCAGAACCACATCTGCCCTTTACAACTCGATATTGTTGAAAGACTGATTGAACGGTACTCAAACAAGGGTGAGTTGGTGTTTGACCCCTTCGGAGGTATCGGCACAGTACCTTATTGTGCCATCAGACTGAAACGTAAGGGATTATCTACAGAACTGAATTATGACTATTGGAAAGACAGTCTTTCATATCTGTATGAGGCGGAGATGGAGGTCAGCGCACCCACATTGTTTGACTTGATAAATGTAGGATAAAAAAGAATGGAGAGCAGGTGTCGAACCTGCGCCTCCACAATGAGTGGCATTCTTTCCACTTAAACTACTCCATTCTCTACTCCACTCAAATTGAAAAATCCCCAAATTCAGTTGAGTTGAAAATTCAACAAGGCTTTCCTTTCGGCATAGCCTAAAGGAGATAATTCCTAAATTGAGTTTAAAGCCAAATTTGTTTTTAATTATTGTCGGCTTTTTATTCTGAGAATTTCTGAAAATTTCTGAGATACGTTCTGAAATGAGCCGACAAGTATTTGTCGGTATTATTTTCATAAAAGTATTTATTAGAAATTAAACAATAATTAAAAAGCAACAAGGATTTGAACCTTAACGTCAATGCGTACCATTTAGTTACTTGGCACAAATATAAGTAAAAAATAATAAGATGAAAGCAATAACCATAAAACAGCCGTGGGTCTCTTTGATAGTCCATGGTATTAAAGACATTGAGAACCGTACTTGGAGCTGCCCTAAGAAATACTTAGGGCAGAGGGTACTGATTCATTCAAGCGGTAAACCTTTGAATTATGATAATTTCTATGATTCAATACTTACCAATGAGCAGTTATTGGCATTACCGGAAAACAAAGAGTGGAAAGATTTTAGTTTTTGTACAGGCTCCATAATCGGAAGCGTCGAGATAATAGACTGTGTACAAAACCATCCTTCCATCTGGGCAGAGAAAGGAGTTTATAACTGGGTACTAGCTAACCCTATTCTCTACGAAAATCCAATTGAGGACGTGAAAGGCAAATTATCCTTTTGGGATTATCCCGGTATCAAAGAGGTAAAGATAGAATGTCCGGAATGTGGCAGTATAGAAATAGCTGTTGAGGACTATACAACGGCACCATTCCCAACTTATTTGCATAGGTGTAATAAGTGTGAACATGTGATTATAGAAAGTGAGTGGAAGGAGGTAAAACAAAAATAAAATGAGTGAAGCAAAAATCATATTAGATGCCTGTTGCGGCAGTAGGATGTTTTGGTTTGATAAAGAAAACCCTTTGGTCTTATTTACTGACATCAGAGATGAAGAGCATACTCTTTGCGACGGTCGAAGTCTGAAAGTTCATCCGGATATTGTATCTGATTTTACCAATATGCCATTCCTAAATGAATCTTTTAAACTGGTAGTCTTTGATCCGCCCCATCTTTTAAATGTGGGTAAAGAAAGTTGGTTGGCCAAGAAGTATGGTAAACTTCCCGAAGATTGGCCAAGGGTGATAAAAAAAGGAATTGATGAATGCTTTCGAGTACTTGAAAATTACGGCGTTCTCATTTTCAAATGGAATGAAGACCAGATAACGGTTAAAGAAGTATTGAAAGCCATCGGACGGCAGCCGTTGTTCGGTCACACCACCGGAAGACATGGCAAGACTATGTGGATGTGCTTTATGAAACTACCAATTAACGAATAACTGATTAGAAAGGAGTGAAAAATGAAATATCCTAAAGTAAAGAAAAAGAAAAAATTTAAAAGAGATTGTCATAACTGCACTTTCTTTGCTGCATGCGCAGATAGATATCACAGGAATGCTGTGGATTGCAAAAGGTTTAGATTTTGTTCTATGTGTAAAAGTATATAAAAATGATTAGAGCAAGATTTTTTGTAGAAAAGAAAAAATGTGATGGAGATTATCGTCCATTAATATGGCCCATTCAATACCCATACTGGTGTACAGGTGAGAATGACAGATTTTTTATTTTAGTCGCTTATGTTAATGACATGGATGAACTGATGAATTTATGGCCAGAAGCATCTGATGTTTATATTGAAAAAGTGAATAAGATATTCTTCTCTGATAGGTTCCCGAAACCTTATTGGTACAAAGAGTTAAATCAATAAGAGAAAATTATGAAAACAATATTATTTACAATTATATGTGTTATTTCCCTATTATGGGTCGGAGATCTCACAATTACATTTAAGCCGTTTTCTATATCACTTCCCGGTTGGTATAAGCCTGTAGGTATCATCCTGTTTGTGTTGTCAATGGCGGTATATACTATAGGGGAATATACTAAAGGCTATAAGCATGGTTTCGATGATGGGATAAAGGAATGTGTTGAAATACTTAAAAAGAAAAATCCATGA